TGTTATCCACTAATAACGGTGGAATTACCCTATTGTACGGCAAACACGGTACTGGCAAGACGCGCATGGCATACGAGATTGCTATGATCTGCACCCCGCCGAATAATCAAACGACTGTTGGGAGAGGCTCTGGTATGGTGAAACGTGATTTGCCTTGCGTATACACGACCGCTGTGAATTTATTCATGGAGATCCGCGAGACGTACAAGAAAGAGTCTGAGCGCACCGAGAGAGGCATTATTAACGATTACAGTAATGCTGCCTTCCTGGTCATCGACGAGATACAAGATCGAGGTGAGACGGCATTTGAAGACCAGAAGCTGACGGCCATCATCGACGCACGTTACATGGATAATAAACCAACGCTACTAATCTCGAACCATGACAGGAAACGGTTTGCTGAGTCGCTATCCCCTGCGGTGCTGGATCGGATTAGGGAGAACGGATGTGGCGTACATTTTAGCTGGGAATCTTACAGAAAAGGAGACATATTATGAACTTACCAAACAAAAACTTACCAAAACACCACGCCGAAAGCCTACCATTGCTTTGTATGCTCAAGGTCTACTTCGACCAACTGCACTTCAAGTCAACGGGTAAGTCACGCCCAACCTTACCAATGGGCGAGGATGAGATCGACGGTCTAGAGGAGGATATCGCCACCTATAAGATGTTCCTTGATGAGGTCAAGAAGCACGAGGAAAACGAACGATTGGAAAGCATTAACAAAACTAAGGAGAAACTATCAAGATGAGCGCAGGCAAGGGTAGCACCCCACGCAAAGTAGATTGCGGGAAGTATGCCGAAAACTACGAGAGGATATTTGGCAAGACTGAGGTATACATTTGCCACAAGTGCTACAGAATCAAAGAATGGCATTATCTTTACGGCATGACCTGCGAGGAATGTGATTTCCAACACGGTGACGATCCGTACAACCCGTAACTACTAACGGTGACGAAATTAGTAATACAAAACAATGAAAGATAGAGAAATACATTGCTACCTAAAAAACTTTCACAAGGAACTTGGAGAAGCTGCTGATTATCTTTTAGACCGAGTTGAAAATGACAATATCCCTCATGGTCTCAAGCATTACGGAATACCAGTAAGGTGCAAAAATAGTTTTGTGGATCTTTATTATTCGGTTGATACGGAAGAGTTTTACTTATCAGGCCTTGATTCATCTGGAGAAATTAAACACATCATGCTGGGAGTCCAATCACTTCTTTTCCCATCTACCTGAATATGAACAAAAAAAACGCACACTTATTTTTACCACTGGTGCAAGCATTGGTGGATGGCAAAAACCTACAATTCTGTAACGACGAACTTGGTAATTTTTACTGGGAGGACTTTGGAGAACCTGAAGAAATCGGTTTTTATGACGAGCCACAAAATTACCGAATTAAGCCCGAACCGCGCACGTTTGAAATGTGGTACTACAGACCAACAGGACGTATGTATCCTTGGGTTGAAGATGAAAAACAATATGTTGAATCCGACGAATGGGAACGCATTACAGTGCAGGAGGTGCTAAAATGACTGAAAAACAACAACGAATCGCTATTGCGGAAGCGTGTGGGTGGACTAACATATGTCTTCAACCTTTATGGGTAAGCGATATTGAAGACGAGTTTCCACCCGTTCTTTGTGGGACACATCCAAGTAAAGGGCGACCTGAAGGAATCCCTAAACGGTTTGGTCCGTTACCCGACTACCTCAACGACCTCAACGCCATGCACGAAGCGGAGAAGATGTTACGCAAACCCATGAAAGGATCAGATACCGATACGATCATAGGAGATAGGATGCACAAATACGCAGAGCTAATTGGTTACGCATTTGACGCAACCGCAGCCCAACGCGCTGAAGCATTCCTCAAAACAATAGTAAAATGGGAGGAAGCACAATGACTGGAACATCGAGATACTGGATTGAACAAAGCGAACATGAGTGCGGTAAACCTTTGCCTATTGGTTCCTGTTTCAAGTGCGATATGTTGCAATTAGAACGCGAGCGGGATGAATTACGCAACGCGCTTAGTCTAGCTGGCAAACTTTGCCATCAAGTCCATCACTCTAAATCCATGCAGCACGGGGCTTTCGAGCCATGTCCAGTTGAAGCATTGATCCAACAAGCACTATATAAAGCACAATGACTAACACACCAGAAACCGATAATTTAGCGCGAGGTAACCACGTTGTACCAACCGAGTTTGCTGAAAAGCTAGAACGCGAGCGGAATAGGCTAGCGGAAGCATTGGAATACATTTTAGGCATTGGTTTAACGGAGAAAACTAAAGCGAAAGCCGAGAAGGCACTACAAATTCATGAGTGATACACCAGAGACAGACGAGTGCGTAAAAGAAAATAAGCACCTCAGATTCCTGCAAGAAGATCACTATGTAGGAAACAATAAAACCACATACGAAAATCCAATCGTTTTGTTGTCACGAAAACTAGAGCGCGAACGTGACCAAGCTATCCGTAGTTGCCACATTTGGCAGACGGGACACGCTGAGTTAGTGCGACTTAACCAACCAGAACGAAAACATATAGGCCGTTGGGGTTCGGGTTCAAACAAAGAATTATTCACTTCACCTTACATAAACCAATGAGTAAATACATAACCAGCATTATAAGCACCGTAGTTCACATGGACGACCGCAACCCTATATTTGGCGAGGGTGTCACAACAATCACCATTGACGACGAGGCTTGTGGTGGCTATATCGTATAACCCAAGACGATCAAACAATAAAACTTGATCCAGACGAACTACAAATCATTACAAAAACTGCAATGAAATTGCTGGCACAATACAAAAAACATGAGGACTGAAACCACAACTAGGTGACAACTTGTCACCTACTCAACTGGTTACAATTTGTAACCGTCTCAAACCAACTTTGTATCGTTAAATGATAATAATCGGCATAGACAATGGACTCGACGGCGGACTCTGTGCGATCTCAAAGCACGACGGATCAATCATCGACAAGTTGGCGATGCCAACATTCCTGCGAGCTGGCAAGCGTGAAGTTGATACCAAAACAATCTACTACTGGATTCGTAACCTGTACACTGAACCCTTAATCGCGATTGAGGAGCCGTTGAAGCACGCGAAATCCTCACAGGCTATGCGCTCAATGGGCATATCATTCGGCAAGATAATGGGGATGTGCGAAACACGCGATCTTAAAGTCAAGCCCGTCCAAGTGCTGGACTGGCAGAAGAAGATGTTAGGAAAAGTACCTAAAGCCCAAACGAAAATTTTCGCCTTACGTAAGGCGAATGAACTTGTTGCTGGTGAAGACTGGCGCAAGAACGAACGATGCACCGTCCCACATGACGGCATGGTTGACGCATTTCTGATAGCTAGATATTTTTTAAACAGCGATGGACTGAACGAAGTCGCCTCGACCGATAAACGAGGAAACGCAGGATAACCCTGCTCGCTGACCTGAACATCCATTACGGATATTTTAACACTTTTGAACAACAACAACATAAATGAATGAGCTACACTTATTTGCAGGAGCGGGAGGAGGTATCCTTGGCGGGATGCTTTGCGGACATACCACCGTATGTGCTGTCGAGATTGAACCTTACTGCCGAAAGGTCTTACTCCAAAGACAACGAGACGGAATCTTGCCAAAGTTCCCAATCTGGGATGATGTCTGTACCTTTGACGGAACACCCTGGCGCGGAAAAGTTGACATCGTGTGTGGAGGATTCCCTTGCCAAGACATATCATCAGCAGGAAAAGGTGCAGGAATCGAAGGATCAAGAAGCAGTATGTGGAAGCACATGGCGAGAATCATCGGTGAAGTTCGACCTAAATACGCTTTCGTGGAAAACTCACCAATGCTTGTGGGAAGAGGACTTAGCACCATCCTTGCTGACCTTGCCGAAATGGGGTATGATGCAAAGTGGGGAGTGTTGGGAGCTGGAAATGTCGGAGCAAATCACCAACGAGATAGAATCTGGATTGTTGGTAAAAACCAGCAAGAAAAAATTTCCTACACCAACGTGTCACAACAGCAAAGAAGCAGCTTACCCGGCAGAATACAGAAGACGGACTCTTTCGCTTGCAACTTACGCTGGTGGGAAGTTGAACCCAATGTGGGTCGAATGGCTGATGGGATGGTCGATAGGGTGGACAGACTTAAAGCCATTGGTAACGGACAAGTCCCACTATGTGCAGCAATGGCATGGAAAATTCTCTCAAAATAACCAGTAACTAATACCATGAAACCAAACATATACAATATAGTCAGAGACGCGATTGAATCAGGAACAGTCAAGGGCATACGCAGGGCGCACAAGCATACTGATGACCCTGAACACGACCATATCGAGGCAGAGGTAGTCGCGGCAATCTTGCTGGAACTAGACCATTATTTCACGTTTGAAATACCAGCACTAGATTAACTCCTTGAGTAAAGCCTAGCATATCGCCCATCGTGTAAAGCTTTGCGGCGAACTAGCTTTCCAGCTTTCACCATCTCGTCCAAAAGGCGACGAGATACTGACTCCGTTACGCCCATTTTTGCCATGAAATCCGCTATTGTAAACTCGTTATCTCTCTTCAACTCAGGTGCTTGGGACAAGGCGAAATCAAGGTCTGTCAGTGTCTTATTCAATGTTGTCGATTTCATTTTTTTAGGTATTCTGCTTGGCTTACTTGGTTTGCGATACGTCCACGGGCAACTTCTGCGAGCTGGGCGATCTCTAGTGGATCGTTAATGTATGCCTTAATACGAGTCGATCCCTCGTAATCGTAGACCCACAGCTTGTTCGATCCAATCGGGTAAATGTATGCACAAACTGCGTGACCCTTGGTCTCTCCAGTTTTTAGGGAAGTGTACTGGTACAACAAAACTTCGCTCCACTTGGTTGAGTTGCGTAGCCCATAGTGCATTGTAATTGCTGTGGGTAGGCATGAGTTGTTCTCCCATTCAATATACTTCTCAGGATTCTTTGGCGTTGTAGCACAACCTGCTAGTAGTAATATAAGTAGATACTTCATAAAATCCCTTGTGGTGAAATCCAATCGTCACCTTCTTTTGTTACGTTCCAAGCGTTCCATGCCCCGGTCTTATCGTTAATAATTCCGTAGAGGAAGCCGTTTCTCCATGATAGCTTCGCGGCATGACGGTCTGCGTAGGTTAGTGCGTCGATGTTTGCCATGCAACCTAGACTAAACGCTTGCGACCCGTCGATGTGCCGAGCTGAATAGATGTCTGGCTTGTGGACGTGACCTACTAGGCAACTACCCCAGTTTTCGTAGTGGGATCGAGCTGGGTACATCGTAGCACGGAATCCGTGTAGTAGTTTAGGCCCCCCCTCTGGCAACTGTAAATACTTTGAAACATGGTACGGACACCATGTAATCTTACGCTTCTTAAACTGCTCTTCAGAGTGCTTGACCAACTCAGCGCAACGCTCTTGTAAGATGCCGTCACCGCTATGCATACCTAGCCAGATGCGGTCATCATGGTTGCCAATGGTCAGGTAGTTCGGCTTAAACGCATCAAGGAATGTCATCCCTGCAAGGTAGTCCATGGAGATACCCTCAGCTCGATCTTCTGGTGAAGCACCCTTCCGTAAAGGAGAGAAGTCCCACAGGTCACCTAAATGCACCCTGTAATGTGGTTTCCAACTATCGGCAAACGCCATGAGTTTGACCATTGCTTCGGTGTCGACCAAATGACCATGATTGTCGGCGCACACTAGGAATCGTTTATATGCCATGCTTTTTAGTTAGTTGATCCCACGCTGGGAAGAATATGTTTTCTAGACACCGTATAAGTGCCTCCTCGTCGTAGTTCTCAGCCCAAGAGTGTCCCGCTAGTGCGAGTGTGGCATGAATCATTTCATGCCGTAAAGTTTCAATGGCGACTAAGTTATCCTTTATAGAAGTTGATATAGTGATCTCGCGCACCTCAAAATCCATCTCACCATATGCATCAATTTTGGTACGTTTTACCTTAAAAGTAACGCCACCAATCGTTACTTTTTTAGGTATTACCATTAAGTTGTTGCTTGGAAATGCATACTGTCCCTTTGCCACCATACACCTGCTGACAGAAATCCTTCGCGGGAGAAAGCCTCGATCACATTAAATGGCATATCAGCGGAAGCAGGCCAGTGCTGGTGGTTTGCGTTGGTATCTGCACGGAAGTCAACTGCTGCACCGTAGGCGTGTAAGGAAGGCTTATTAAGCCCCCTCATAGGGCGGTTGTTGTAGCAACCGAAGTACTCCCGCAAAGTCTCTGGCGACACCGTAGCGACCCCTTCTAGTACCCTTCTTAGCGGTGCTGCGATCCTACCGTGTACACGCATGGTTTTTACCTTTTTACCATCGTACTGTACATCTAGGTCACCCACGAATAAGTTAACTAATTTGTTCTCGTTGCCGTGCATACCGTAGAAACCAATTAACGCTGCCTCTGACTGCGCAGGCCATGGGTTGGGTATCGGCATCAATCGACGGCAATGACGTTGGCAAGCCTCGATGGATTTAACGCCCCAGAAACCATCTGGGACTACTCCAATCCTCTGCTGGATATCAATGATGGCTTCGCGTCTCATGGCGACTATGGAGCTTACTTGCTCGAACGAATCTGTACGTCAAACTGACCCGTTGCTGGGGTGTAGCCAAACTCACCACGGAACGGGAAAGCCTCGCTGGTAGCGCATGACGAGCAGGTCACCGCAAAGATTGCGATACCCGCCAAGGCAAGCAGCATGAACAAGCCTGGAACTGCTGAGTCTGATTTCATAGCGTTGGTTCTTGGTCTTTAGCAAGGAAACCTAGTGCCGCGAGTGCTGCTGGCAATGCCCATGTCTTCCAATCTTCAATGCTGTTGCCTTGCTGAACGATGCTCTGGATGGCTGCGAAGATTGCTGCTAGTAAGCCTACGATTGTCGTATTCATATTCATGGTTTAGTGTATTTTGGTTATCCTGTCAACTACTTAAGATTTTGCCGAATGATCGACAATGCCGAAAGAACCGATACAATGATTGCCGCAACGAATGCAATGCTCTGTAACCACGGGTTAACCTCCGCTGGCACTAGGTCAGTCATCATGCTCGCAATGGGCGCACAGATACCCGCAAATGCCTTTACTGGCAGGCTGGTGTTGTCGAACGGATTCATTTAGCAATGTAGGTTGACGGATTCATTTTGGTGTGGCGGTAGTGGTGCGTACGATTTTTGAAATTTTGAATCCTTTGGGGATGCTTGGTGCAGGCGGCACGATGAGCGTTGCAGACGGCTCACTCTCACCAGCAATGTTGCTGCCGGTCACGTTGACAGCAGTCCGAGCGTCAGGTATCTGAACCGTGATCTGCGTGTCGCTGGTCGATGCTATAGGTGATCCATTGACATAAAGCATGTAGCTCTCTGCATCGAGCGTAGCGTCCCATGCAAACGTCACCGTGCGTTCTGCTAGTGCAGAGGTGGCTAGCATCAGCATGACCAGCAGCACTCTCATCATGGCTCTGGCTCTGGCTCTGGTTCTGGTGCTGGTGGTGCGACATATACAAACGCAGTGCCGTCGAACACGATGTCCGAACGCCCAGCGGTGACAGGTGCGCGGTAGCTCAGTTCTGGCGCACCTACATCGTCGAGTAGTGCGTTGATTGCAGTTGCCGCTGTTGAGTTTGCGGCAAACGTAGCTAACGTGAGCGGCACATCGGCGTTGAGTACTGCCAGTAGTCTGTCAGTAGGTACACCCCAGAAACGAGTGTTCTCGGCAGAGAGTACAGTGGCAGCATAGTGCAGTGCCGTCGCAGCGCGGAACACGCCAGCGTCCTTGTCGGCGAGGTCTTGGTCAGGTTGTGATTTTTGAGTTAGTAGTGACATAAATTTTGTGCAATAATAAGTTAGAATACTTTCACCATCACCTCTTGAATTTTCATACCAATAGTGCTAACTGGCGCAGTATTTGTAGCCACGGCAGAAAGCGTAGTGTAATTATTTGAATACCTTCCTGTGGTTGCTGCATTAGTCATGGTTGAAATTGCAGTATTAGATGGTCTTAAACAAATGCCCTCACTTACTGTACTAGTTGATGCATATAAGTTCAAAGTCCCGTCGCCTACAATTTCCAAGATTACATTTGCCGTGCCAGCAAAGGATACTGGAAATGCTACTGGTGTCCCCTCGTTGTATGTACTATTGTGGTTGATTAACCTGATCTCTACTCTTGAGTTTGTGCTAGAATAAAAAATCTCCCAACCAGCACCAGTCCCACTTAATGCATTTACGTTTGCTGCGGGAGCAGTTCCCGAAGCGACTCCAACTAAAAATCTTATTTTTGCGTTGGTTGATGTTGCAAGATTAAAGCAACCCATCACTGAAAATAGTAATGGAACTGTTGCTTTAGTGTTTCCGCCAGTATCGCTTCCAGCGTGTGTTAATATTCTCGTAAACGTCATGCCACCATTGCTAGAAGCTACCGCAGCACAAGATATATTATCACCGTCAAGCTGGCTTGCCGTGCCAGAATTAGCAGAAAAATATTGATATAATCGCAACCGTCGAACTGAGGTCAATGAGAAAAGTTGTTCGCGCAGGAAATCATTGTAAGTGATCAAGCTGTTGGATGCTGGCGCACTTGTACCGCTTGATGTAGGGCGGGTCGCATTGGTAAACTCATATGCACTTGGCAGAGTGGTCGAGAGACTGATCGCCCTGCCCGTAACAACCACAGGAGACGTGCCTGTGTATAAAAATTCCTTTTGTACTTTGAGAGTTAAAGTAAAATTAATACTAGTTGACTCACGTCTAAAAATAGCAATCGCGGGTCTTGTTGGTAGTGCTGTGCCTGATGAATTGGTTACACTTCCCGTCAGTCTCGTGATGATTTCAGTCGATGATTGGACGATGATTTCTGATTTGACTACGTTAAAAACGTGATTAAATCCACCACCTGTAACTTGTAAGAAATTACTCACCGCAGCCGTTGAGCTGAAAGTGTATGTATCTATAAGTGCAATATCAGTACCAGTAGTAATCCCCGAAAATATACCTGTGCGAGCAACAGCAGAAACAACAGGCGTAGTCCATTCAGCAACTCCTGTTGCCGTGAGGATATTGGTCGTATTTAACGACGCACCACCAGAAAAGTGTATCTCGTCGTCGCATGGCTCGTCTAGTGCTTTTGTCAACCTCCCCTGTGCATCGACTTGGATGAACGGAGCTTGATAAAGTCCAGCCGTCACTGCCGTGTTTGCCAGTGCGATCGTGCCTGTCGTCGTGACTGGCCCACCCGTCAGCCCTGTACCAGTGGCTACGCTGGTCACGCCTCCTCCGCCGCCACCTGTACCTGCTGGCCCCGCTGGCCCACGCGAACCAATACTTACTAGTGTGGTTGCTCCACCACTCGTTGTTACTGTTATATTTGCCATTAGATTACTGGGTCTACATTCACAGTGAGTGTGCCAACAAGTTGGGTTTTAACCCCAGTAATACTGTCTGTTGTTTCCAACCCATAAGTGTAAATATTTGCAGCTAGGGTTATTGTCAATGGGTTAATAGTCACACTCCATAAGTTTGCTGCGGTGTTGTTTAATGTAATTTGAGTTGGGGATGTTAGCAATAACGCAACTGCACCATATGGGTCTTTAAGTTCAAAGCGAGCAAGCGTAAGAGTTCCCAAATAGTCTGTATTTCCTGCCTCCACACTTGTGATTTCCCAAGTAAACCCACCCCATGTATCCCCAGACGTGATTGGCGGGAACAATACTTGATCACCAGAACCACTACTTGCACCCATTGCACCGCCGCCACCTTCACGGGACTGCATATTCATATTCGTAAAGATTCTTTTTGAGATAATCGTCTGAGTATGTTGCTCATCAATTTTCATTAACTCGTCGAGTAGTATTTCGCTAGCCTCAGCGTCTGCTACTGCTGCCTTTTCCTGCTGGCCTTCAGCTCGTAGGTAATCGGCGTATGTGCCGTGCGCCATGTATTCAAACCATTCCTCTGGTATCAGCGACGATGACGTTAGTGAGGAAGACGTTGCTCCTGCTGCTGTGGAAAAGCTAATTGCACTTTTATAAACTACAAATGCAGACGTTGGGACTATATTACCAGAAACTAACTCAGCACCACTTTGACCAACTGCGTATTGATATTCTTGGCTACCGTTTGTTCTATATGGTGCGTATGCAAAAATTCGTAAAAACGAGTCGATGGTATTTTTACCTGCTTGAAAAAATGGAATGCATCCACCATAAACGGTGCGCTCCTCGCCGATCTTAATAAACCGTGTCCAGTAATTGCTAGACTTAAACGCCCGTACTGCCCTGCGGTTCATCAACGCGCGGATACGAGGTTCTTCTATAGTCGCAAAGGTGACCCCGCAGAGTGCTGATACTAGCTCGAATAGGTCTGCGTAGGTTCTCGTCTGCATTATGCTTTATTTGGCGAAAGTTCTGGATGAAATTTCTGGAAGTTCTTGATAAACCCACGGTCATGCCATGCGTCTTCTCCGTACTTATTACGGATTAAAAAATACTCATGCGAGGGAATTATTGCAACTGCTTTTCCAAGTGCTGCGGTAGTAGTTCCACGCAATGATTGTGCTTCTTTTGCACAAGAAAGCTCTCGTACGTGTTGTTTTGTTTCCATGAGTTGACGGCCAGAACAAAGTTCCTTAATCAACGCATCATTCATTGCCTCATTAGAAATCATAAAAAATAAAGTAGGGGGTAGGATTACTACCCCCCACTAATTTTAATTAAGCACTAGCTGCAACTGGATCAATGATATCAAGAGTGATAACAATTTGACCATCTAGTAGCGAGTAAGCACCAGTGCTTGTACCAGCAGCAACCGTTAGGATAACTGGAATTGCAGCAGTAGTTGGGATGTCAATAGCACCACCAGCAACGTAAGTTGTCCAACCACTTCCGCTGTTAAAGCGAGCAGCAGTATCAACAGTTGCAGGAGGCACAGCAGATGCAATATGCTTTGCATCAGTACCACTAATACCTACTTTAACAGCGCCAGTTGCAGCAACAGCAGTAGTGGTTCCAGCAGTAACAAATGTCTTGCTAGTCGAAATGCTTGCACCACGAATACCACCACCTTTTGGAATAATACCAATGGTTTTGGTTCCTGCACCTGCGGCAATTGCAGCAAGATCGGCAGCAGTAAGCACGATTACATCCGTATATCCTCGTCCAGCTTCGTTATTAGTAACTTTCATATTTTTTTAGTTTTATTGGTTAAGGATTAATAGGAAATCTTGCCGTGTGCGCCAGGATGCTTGCAAACAAGCGTACCAACCATATCAACAAATCCACGCTCACCGCCACCTTGGTTTTCCAAACGAGTGGAACCCATAGGGATAAGCGAGTTAAATCCAAGATATTTAGGGTTAATCACAAATCCTTTGTTACCAGATAGGCAAGATGGGTTTGCGTTAATCACGTTAACAATACCAAAATCGGAATCGTAGACTTGAACAGAGTGCGTAACCTTTTTAGAAGATGCATCTTGCGCGACGTTATAAACAGCCTCAGAGCTTGCAGCAGCAGAACTACGAGTAAAGTTAGCAACAACCTTGCGAAGCGCAACACTTGCAAGTAGCGTTAGGTTATTAGCCTCGCCATTTACCGTGAAGATAGAAGCAATAATATCGTTAAACGTAGTTTCTGTAGGAGAAGCCGTCAAGATACTGCCAGTAGGTGTGCGGTATGTAGATGGGACATCAGCAGGGCTAGCGGAAGCCAACCAGTTGCCAAGACCACGCAGTTTGTAAGGAGTTCCCATACCGTTTTCAACAGAACGATCATTGTCCGAACAGATTGCAAATTCTACATCACGTTTGAGTTCTCTCATCGACTTAGCTTCCGCCTGGGCTACGTTCGCAGGCCCAACGGAGGTGACAGCTTGTTGTAAGTTAGACACAAGGAAATCACGGCGAAAGATTTGCGTGTAGTTTCCAAGACGAGCGCGATTTGCAAACTTGTCATCAAACGAACTAACATCCACACCTTCGGAAATTCCTTCGGCTGATGGTGTAGCAAGTCCGTCTACAGTCCATTCACAAAATGTACTGGTAGCTTTGCCTTTTGAGCAAAGGCTAAGTAGTGGGGTTTCTTCTGGAGCAAGTAGCGTCAATTCGTTACTGAGATCCTCACGGTTTGCCACTGCGGAACCAGTGGTGGTTTTGCCCGTTGGGGCATTTGGTTGATATGTATTTGAGATAGGCATAATATTATTTCGGTAAATTATTTCATTCTAGCAATTCTGGAAGCAACCCAATCTTCAACAGATCCTGTTGATTCAAACCTATGGTACGCATCTTTAGTCTTTGCCTTTAAGCTAGAGTTAATCTTTAACGAACCAGAACCAACTGGGGAAGCGGGTGGCGACACCTTCAACTTATTCCCAGCTCCAGTTTGTATAGACTTTACTTTTCCTCCAAAGATAGACTTTGATGCGTGTGCAAGGATGTATTCTATTTGTATCCCAATCTCTGGGATGTCTCGTTTGATTTTAGAAATTAACGGGTCAGAAATTAGTGCTTTATAGTTCTTTCCAATCTCGGATGTTTCGTCCGCAATGTCTGGAACTTCTTTTTGCGCTGCTGCTAAGTATTGCTTTTCCATCACCCCGTACTCGGCAACCTTTGCAATCTCCTGCTGTCTTGCAGGGATGTACTTGGTAATTGCCTTTTTGGAATTGCGGTTAGCTAGACGGATTTTAGACTTGGGGAACTCTTTGTCACCAACAACGATAATATCGTCATCAGCATAATCTTGGTGTTCGTCAAGAATGTCATCCGTCATCTCCAACGTCCTTGCCATCTCCTCATGGAATGATTTCAGTGCATTCAGATCTCCAATTGCTTGGATGTCGTCTGGCATTCTGTCACCATTCGCTAGTGGGGCTAGTAGTGGTTGAGCAGCAAGTTTTTCCTCTAGGCTCCGCTTTTGGGCGGTAAGCTCTCCAATTCGTTGAAGTAGTCGGCTTTTACCTTTTTTGGCAAGTTCTTGAATCTGCTCTGTTGAAAGACTTAGCAGGTCTATTTCTTCATGCTCCTCTGGAGTTTCTTCCGATTCGTCATCAGATTCTTCAGTAGATTCCTCTGCGTCATCTCCGTCTTCTAGACTGGCAAGTTCAGCGTCATCAGTATCTACTACTTCCTCCTCGGACTCTTCTTCCGTCTCTGGTGCAACTTCTCTCCCGATTCTACGAGCTACAAGCTCTTCAAATGAGATGTTATCTGACACTGATTGTGTAGCCTCAGCGGTGGCTTGATTGGTGCTATTAGTCATAAACGCTAGTTTTACGCCTTGCGTTGGCGATGCACGAAGTCAATCATTAAACCATTAGCATGTCAAGTAGTTTAGTAATGTATAGGTATAGACGTAAAAAAGCCTCCAAGTTTTTACGCTCGGAGGCTTTAAACACAACAACAATGAAACGCACGAACAACCGCGCATGACTTTGTTATAACATGATTACGATGATGTCAAGACAAGACTGAAAGTAGTTCATCAAGTGCTGCAATTGATCCAGCAATCTTCATAACGTCATTGGATGATTCTGCTGACCTAAGATCACCAAAGAACTTTTCACGTTCTTCGCGGATAAATAATACAATTGCTTTGAACTCGTCACGGTCGCTGATGCCGTCGATTGCCTGTTGTAGCGTTGGTTTTGGTATTGGGGTCATTTGCGTTTAGCTGATTTTTTCGGCATTTTACCCATCTTGATTTCAATCTCGACGTAGCCCTTACCTTTACCTTTTCCTTTGTTTTCCATCTTTTCGTGATTACAACTTCCTGATTTACTTTTTTTCATGGATTTATTTACGTTTTGACATTCCTGCTTGGCTGAGAGCGATAGCTACTGCCTGTTTGCGATTTTTAACAATTGGTGCTTTCTTCGGCCCCTTTGGATTACGCCCAGCGTGAAGTGTTCCAGCTTTGTACTCGCCCATGACTTTTGCGACTTTTGTTTTTAAATTCTTCATAGAGTTATTTCATTGATTTATCTCCCTTGCACTTCCATTTGCGGCGTGACAGGTTATTCGGTGAGTTCTTATCACTACGCCAGTCGCCCTTGATTCCGTTTGACCTAGCGCAATACGAATCACCTTTAGCAGTACCTGGACGAATGCGATCACCACCGTCTGCTGCCTTGCCTGCTTGACCAAACTTTACGGTTCTTTTGCGTCCAGTAGTGGGATTGGTAACTATCTTTGTAAATCGCTTTTCCATTATGGTTTGATTAAGATTTTTCTAAAAGCGATAATAATGCCTCTCTACGCTCACTGCTTGGTGGAGTTACGGGTTCAATTAGGTATTCGCATTCAAAGGCAAGGATAGCAGGAGGGTCAATCAGTGAGTAGTATTCTGGACGATAGGCAGTTCTCCGCAGGCAGGTTTCGCAACCTTCACGCCAGCATGAATCCGCACCGTCTTCATACCAGTCACCGTCACACCGAGCTATATCGTCTGAAAGCGTGTTCACTTTTTTGGTTTAGGCTTAGTGTGCTTCAATGGTTTGCTAGATGCCGTAAAGCGTTGGTCAGAAAAAGAAGAAACCCTACGCCAATAACTAGCCCTATTGCTATTCCAGCAAAACCAGCTAGCGTCACCATCCCAATTGATACAGCACTCATTTCTTTTTAGCGGTCTTAGCTGAGTTCTTAAAGTCTTCAGCAGACGGTGCTTTTTTGCTGCCAACTTTGTTCATCTTCTCTCCGCTACCTGCTTTGATACGATCTTTCTTTGCGTTGATATTTGAATATAGTCCTTGTTTCATGCTACTTGATAATTTTGCGAACAGATGAAGAAGATGTTCCTCTAGCTTTATTTCCTCTAGATTCACCCATAATATTCATCAGGGCTTTACCAATTGTTGGTTCTCCAGATAAATCTCCTGTTCTCCGTCTTTCATCTTCTTGTGCGCTTCGGATATTAGCTTCTCTTGCAAATCTCATTTTATTTTCACCTTCTGATTGTTTTTTTGCATCACTTTGCCATTTATCATACTTATCAAATGGAGCAGATACAATATCTTTAATGACTTTTCTTATAGCAGGCATATTATTATTTATTTATTAGTTTTATTGTAAATTATTCTTGGGTCATTCCTTGGGTTTGCATACCGCCCATTTGTGCTGGAGCCGTACCGATACGTCCTATCTGAGCATTCTCCATTTGTTGAAGTTGAAATTGATAGGCTGATGCATATTTTTGCAAGCGACCCGCAAAAGCCTCGTCAGACTGCGCTCTAGCTGCAATGTCTGGCTGTTGCACATATGCTTGAACAAGCTGCATTGCCATCTGCGCTCCGTTTGCTTGTGCAGGAACCTCGATACCAGCAAAGATCTTAGCAAGGTCATCGGTGACGTTCTTCGCTACCTTCTGCTGCGCTTCTTCAACTGGTTGCAAGACGTAATCCGCAAAGATTGGATTGATGCTTGCTGCTGTGAACTCAAGTAGCTTGTTGATGTCAATAACGCCATTCCTGTCCATTTGCACCAAGGATACCATGTTCTTTAGTTGCTCGGATGCCGTCTCTGGGTCACTTGATTGTGAGTCAAAGTTTACCACGATTGAAAAGTTTTCATCGGGACTTCCTTTAGTCATAGTCTGTGGGTTAGGATTACCCGTAACTTGGAAGAATACTTCATCTGGGCCCATGCGTTGGTACAACTTCCACGACATTGCCAAGACATCACGAACATGGTCTAGGAAACGTGACACATAAAACTGCTGCCTTGATGCTGAGATAGGATTGTCAAGGTCAAGACCAACAGCGCGATCTGCTTGCCTTGTCATTGATAGCTCGATCTCAATCGAGTTGTTATCATTCGGCGGGATCGGCCCCCAAGCAATTTCACCAAGGCGACGATATGGTACACGGACTCCTGGCCCCCAGTCGCTAGGAGGTCGTCCAGCAGGGTGCATTAAAGGTGGCAAGGTGGACATGGACGCACGATCAATACGAGAGTCTCGTTCTGTCTTAACTTGCATCTGTGCGCCCCTTAGAACGTCTGAAAACGTCTGTGTGTCGTACATCCTCTTCTGGTCGTTTGACAACCTAGTCACAACAAACGGATAATCGTCGTAACCGTTCAATAACTCATGCTTTGCGTAGTCATCAGTCATTGGGTGGAACACGGTGCAATAGATGCCTTCGCTGCCGTCCTCCTCGTCAATTAGACGCTGATATGCGTAAACCACCATCACAAGATCGTTGTCATCCGTAATTGGAAGTCGAGTGTTCTGCTTGATCTTCTCGCCATCGAGGTACATCGAGTCTTTTCCGCGCAGGTTCGATATTGCATTCTCAACCCAGTCTTTGTCCCATCCATCACTTGTAACCTTCTTTTCAAGCTCTTGAGCGGTAAGGAACGTCCTCCAAAAAACGTATGGCGACCTTTGTGGATCGGTAACGTATGCTGGGAATAACACTTCGCCATCTGGGGCGCAAGAATGTACCATTGGGCAGTCTACCGTTGTGCGTGGGATCGACACGGATGCTGTACCTTTTTTCCGCAGGTCTTTGATAACCTTCGTTGCGCGTTTCTTAGATAGATCAGGGAATGCCGTAGCCAGCATATCCATTACCATCATATCGTCAACGCCAGAACTAATAAGTTCCGCTAGATCAGGGGAGACTTGCGCTATTTCTTGTATGGATACTTGTTGTAAGTATGTTCTTTTTTCTCGTTTCCAGCCAACGTAAGATACCATCAACCCCTTCTCTAGCAGATAATTTGAACCTAGTTCCATCTCTTGACGGAAATTAGGTATGTATGAAGACCTCATCCATTTAAGGAAGCTCGAAACCATGCCAGCACGGGACATGGATGCCATGCTTGTTGGGAATGCCTTAATGTGGGATCGTTGTAACGCTTGGTCTAAGATAGCCACAAATGCGTTGATACGCTCGCCAACCACGTTGACCTCGGTATCGCTAGCACCCGTCCAAGGGAATGCGTTACTATCGTTCTTGCGTAAATCGTCAGTCTTCCCAGGCCATATGTTGCGACGATCATTGTATGAACGTAGGCAAATCTCAAAGTATTCTTCAAGATTCAACAAACAAGTGTTATAAGCATCTGTCAAAGCATTGATATTAGGCTCGTCCTCGGCGTAAATCATTGCTTCTTCGTCTTCGTTGGTCATGTCACTCATAAAATATGTTCGTAAAAATCTTCTGCGTCTGGTGACTTGATGATACCTACTTTAATGGTTTTGCCAAGTAGTTTATCTGATCGGTTTGCGTGACACCTTACAAGCACCTTTTCTCCGTCCATACGCACTCCTACCCAGCTTTTGTTTGGGCATAACATAATAACCAAGAATGAACCAACATAGTTGTCATCCAATGTGATTGTTTCATCAGTTGTTGGCAATGGTTCTAATACCTTTGCCTTGAATGGTCGTCCACGCTTCTTTGCTTGTTTGGTTGTATTCATGTATTAGTATCCTCCAGAACCTTGTCTTGTAGAATAAGACCTTGATTCATCAACATGGTCAACACCAGCAATAGCAGCATATCTCAATACGTCAATCGGATCTTTCCACGCTTCCTTTAAACCACCCTCACCAGTGTACTCGGAAAGTGCTTGTATGATGTTCTCACAGTCTGAACTTACATAGAAATGCGGTCTGTTGACAGAATCTAGAGGTTTAGTTGTATCCCATGACATTTTTGAGATCAACGCTTGTAATCCGTCATCAATTTCCATTCCAGGCGCAGGGATGCAAATAATCTCCTGCTCGTTCAAATCCTCAATGATGCTCGACGAACTATCTGCTGCTTGGTATTTTGCAGCACCAAGTCTTGGGTCGATTAGTCGTTCAAATATCTCTTCGTTTTCTTCAAGTTCCAAAATGGTGTCAACGTAGTCTCTTATGCCGAATCCTTGTCCTTTAGATCCTGCTCCACCAACCCACTTTCCTCCACGCCACTCAGCCCAGTCGCCAACGTCAACCCCAGGCCATTCACGGTACACCCAGTATGTATTTGATTCATCAACGGCAATCCAGCACATGAACCAGTTTTTAGATCCAGCGGGGTCGATAACGTGATACCTTGTGACATTGGTTGTTGGTATTTTATCAGGTGAAACAATGTTTACAACTTTGTTAAACTTTGGAAACTTGGTTGCAGCGGCTTTAGTTGGTATTCCATACGCTCTAATTAGAATTTCTTCTCTGGTCTTTCCAATTAAGGTTTGTTTTATTCGATCATATCCACCAAAAGGATTATCTTGAGAATGAAAATAATGGACTGTACCCTTAATGTTTTTACACTCAAGAATTGTTGGCACTACCTCGCCATTAAGCAGTTCAGCATTTGTGCTTTCAACTACTTTTGCTCCATCAAGATATTGCTTTATTAGTTCTGTATATCCAAAAATCGGCGTAAATGTCAGCATCATTTTGCTGTTTCTTGTTGCCAATCGGAATCTTAATGTATCAATTATTTCTGGGCCACCTAGCATTTCGTCACACCATGCGCCAATATTTAACCAAGTAGCTTCCTTTGATCCTAATTCAGCTCCTTCTAAAATTGTTTGATTGTTCGCAAAAGCAGCATAGGTTTTAAATGAAATTCTAGAACCATTAGGAAGAATTAACGAGTTATCTGTCCATCCATTTTTCCGTGAATAAGAAAGATATGTGTTTTGACTTGTTTGCTTGTTTTTAAATTCTGCTGGCATCCAGTCATAAACAGCAGATTGTTGTTGGCGAATTGATACCTCGGCATTTTGGGCAAAGCAAAAAATATCAGCATTAGGATTTTCAACAGCCGCCTTTACAACAAAGTATGCTCCCACCTGAGTTTTGCTTGACCTGTTTCCTCCGCTAATAAGAACTTCGTTTCTTGTATCTAGATATTGCTCAACTTTTTTCCAGTTTTCAAACTTCCAGCCATACCTAAATGGATCTCTTACAGCATTTTGAATTGCTTCTTCACGGATTCGGTGGAATTGCATTAACTCCTCAGCATCCATGTACGATATTTCCTCGTCAGTTGGAGTGACAAGAACTGGATGATCTGTCCATTTTAACACTTAGCAAACTCCCCTCTAATTTTTCGAGCTTTTAGAATATAGGCATTTGCAGCTTCCTCCTTGGTTTGGAATCGACCAACATTCACGCTTTTTCTATCCATTGTAATCTGCGCTCGCCATCTATTTGTCGATTTGCAAAAACTAACTCCTTTCATTCCAGAAGTATTGTTTTTATTTGAACCCCGATTAAACATATTCTCAGATCGGCTTGCTACTCTTAAATTTGAAATCCTATTATCTGACTTGTCCTCATTTATGTGATCAATGTCACCAATAGGCCATTCACCATGAGAAATTGCCCAAGCCAATCTGTGGGCATAATATGGTTTTGCGTTAATCCAGATGGAAACATATCCACGCCAATTTGCGTTTCCCGCAACATCGTTCACATTGCTAGTTTTGGTTTTAACTTTCCAGATAAAAACCCCAGTCTCAGGTGAGTAATCCAAATAATCGGATATGCTCTTGACATCAATCAGTTCTTTTGACTTATTTTTCTCAGCACTTTTCATAGTCTTTTATGTATTGTGTAAAGCGTCTCCTAGACCACATATCTGGGGGACGCTTGTTTTTTATCAAAACTCATTAGGTTCGTCAACAACTTCAACGTCAATTGCTTGTTCCTTGATCTTATTGGCAATGCGGGATTTAGCTTCAGCAATCATCTTGGCAGCATCGTCAATACTTGCACCCTTACGATGTTCTACGATTGTACTTGCCATTCCAGAGAGCTGTCCAGCCTTATCTGTCATAATACCGATAGTCAACGCGAGACGGTCTGGTGAGATCATCTTCAATTGCTCTGGATCGTTGGCTAATTGTTCTGCTTTCTCGAACAAGAGATCCGTGTACTCAGCCGCAGCGATTGCGTAGCGTTTAGAGAACTCCTTGCGTTTTGACTCAAGCGTGTCGTTATGCCTCCATTCTAGCGACCTTACTAGCTCATGCGACACTTTGCACTTCTTGGCAATGACGCTGATACGTCCACCTTGTGCAAGCATCCAGAGGATCTGTGCTGCTACGTTAGGATTGTAATGCTCAATTGAGTTGCGAGGGAATAACTTTGCACGTTCCTTGACCTCAAGAAAGAACTCCTTAATTGCCTGCTTACTGTCAATCTCAAGAAGTTCGTTGTCGCTCATGTTATTTCTCTTTGTTGGTTGAAGCACCACTTATAGCTAACGATATGCTTCTGGCAAGAGCGGGATTATTGTATTTTTAATTAAAATCTTGTGCCATATCCAAAGGCTTTAGCATAATCAACAGATTCTTTAGAAGCGGTTCCAAGAGTTTGTCCAATACGGCGTGACCATTCTGGATCATATCGTCCTGTTTTTAATGTTGCTTGAATTCCGTTTGATGTAAGCAATGCAACACCTAGAGCTTTAACAGACTCTCTTTCAAATTGGTCTTTTGTAAGTTCTTTTTGAGACATCTTCCCAAGTAATGGGACTAATGATCCAGCCCTATACATTGCTGCGGTAGCTCTAGTACCAATTGAGTTTAACACAGGGCCAAGTGCTAAAAATCCACGAGTTTCTTCTGGTGTAACCACCCCAGTCAACCTCATTTTTGCTCCACCAGCAACTGTTTGAGTAGCTTCTGTAAGTCGAGATGCAGCAACCATTTTGTTAACAAAGGGTTCTCCAAGAGCAATCTTCATATTTTCTTGCAGTTTTGGATTTGCTGCAATGTCATTTAAAAATGTCTCTCCATCCCATAACTTTAGTCTCATTATTGTTGAGTCAGGATTACCAGGGTAACGAGAAAAAACATGTTCAGCAAAGTCTTCTCGTATCGCCTTTTGTTCAGCGGGTTTGAACATTGAAAATATTTTTCTTACTTGAGCTGGTTCCGCATCAAACAACGCTCTTGGAAACTCACCTCTAGTAATGGATTCTTTGTGCCCATTTAAAACATCTTTAATTAGAATGTTCCGACCAAGTTTTTCAGCTTTTTGAGATGCTTCCGCACGATTGGCGATTGATGCAGTAATATCTCTTACTCCATCTTGATGCAAAACTCCTTCGAGTTCTTGTACATCTTTCATGCTTATTTTGCTTGGATCTAGCTTTTTGAACTTAAAAACAGATTGCAGGCCTTCTAGTTTTTGAACCATGCGATTTCCTCGCTCTAAGTTTTCTGAACCAAAAAGTTCCCTGACTATCCTATCATCAAATTTAAATCCTACTCCAGATCCTAAACCACGCCCGTTTAGTCCAATTCTGTTCATGTAAGATTCTCGCATTGATTCAGCAAAAACCGCATAGTTAGCAGGATCGTCTCTTTTCACTGCTGAAAGAATTAACCGAGTTTGTTCAGGAGACGAATAAACAGTATCCATAACTTTTCGTGAAGTCATTTCTTTTCCAATACCGCTTTCAAGTATGTCTGAAATATTGGTTTTCGTGTACTGTAGAAAGTTTTTATTTTTCTCAGTAGCTGCAGTCCATTTATCGTATAATTTAGCTTTTTTATAAACATCATCACGAAATTGCTGCAACACTCCTTCAGCGTTTTTAACCTGTGTTTTAAGTTGTGTAGCACCACTTCCTGCTATAGGCCCAGTAGGAGCAAGGTCACGAATTTTACGAAATTGCTCGTCTAGTTGACTTGCGTTAAGTGGGCCTGAAATGTTTTCAAGCCTTCTAATTTCTCTTTCTGAAAGTTCCTTTATCTGAGGAGTCAAGCTACCACTGTTAATTTTGCTTTGAAGGTCAGCAATTATTTTTGCGTTTTGAGGTCTAGCTCTAAGTTCATTAATAAAATTATCAATTTCAGCGGGTCTAACACCCTGTTTAAAATATTGATCTTCCATTTTTCTTGCTAACTCAAGAGGATCAACTGAAACGATTTGATCGGCTTCTTGATAAAAAGGATTATAAATATCTTTCTTTGCTTTTTCAGCAGAAGATTTAGCCTTTCCTAAAGTTGCTTTTAAATATGTAGCTGCGGCTTCTTCTTGGATTTCGGGTCTTATTAATCGTTTCTGAAGATCGTCATCAAGATTTTTTCTTAACGTGTTTGCAACACCTTCATCAGAAATAGCAACTTGTTTTAGATAAAGATCGTTCTCGGCTTTTACGGCTTTCATTGTATCTTCATACAACCTCTCTGGGAGTGCTTGCCTTGAAATATTATCATCCATAAATGCCTCAAGTCTTTTTGCTCCAAAAGCAAGATCTTGACCTATTTTTGAATTTGGCAAGTTTTCAGCAGCACGAAGCATTCTTTGTTGTTGCTCAACGCTTCCTCCAGCAAACCTAGCAAGACTTGTTGGATAACCTTCTCTGCTTAAAAACTCTCCAGCTTCACTAATTAGCTGAGTTCTTTTTGGAGTTGTTCCTTTCCTCATTGTTGTCAAACCACGAAGAATAGGTTCACCAATTTTTGCTATTCCATATTCAATAGGAAGACCAATCATAGCTTCCGTTGCTCGCTTTGTGATTGACTCTCCAAAACCTTCGCCTGCGCCCATCACTGCTTTTGCAAGGGTATCTTGAAGCGTCCCTGCAGCAGTATATCCAGCAGCACTTCCAATTGCTGTTCCAGCAGGACTCTTGGATAATACTGCTCCACCAGATCCTCCGACAAGAGATCCAATCATTGGCGCAATTTCGCCTATCATATCTATAAAGTCATTTGAAGTAAGGTCATAACGATCAACTGGAAACCAACTGGTTCCATCATTAATTAATCTTACTGGCTTTCCCATGACATTCATGGTCTTTATGTTTTCTTCTCCGTATTGACTTTTTAAATACTCATCTTTAGACACATCATTTAAAAATGCTAACTTTGATCGTTCTTTCCACCCAAGTTCTGATTGCATATTTACTGGTTGCCCAATAACTGCTGAAATCCCCTTAGCTATTTTATTGTCAACACCCTCAGATGTCGTCAATGGTTCATCCATTGGGTCTTTATCACTTAAAAATGATCCATTAGCAAGTTTTGTCGTAAGGTTTTCTTTTTGATCAAGAATCATACGGTCAGCCTTACTAACAAAATCAACATATTTCTGCGCTTGTTGAGTTAATTTAGCGGCCCCAAGTTGATCCCCAGCAGAAAACAACGAATTAGCTTGTTGGCTTAGTTGTTCAAATTCAGAAGTGGCTTGTTGCTTTTGCGCTTCAAGCTCGGAAATTACTTTAATTGCCATGATTTTTAGTTTTATTTTCCAGCTTTGATAGCATCTAGTTCTTCCTGCATAGCTTGGGCTTCAGGAGAGCGTTGGTTTTGTCTTATTACTTCTTTTGGAATAATTGTTTCAGTATTTCTAAATTTTTGCACTTCGCTATCAATGTCAAATGCTGATTTCCCAGACCTCATACCAGTTGATATGATTTCTTCTACTTTTGCTGCTTTTTCAGCAGATCTACGAAGGTAGTCAGCAATTTTTTTGTTTCCTTCAACCGAAGTGCCAATACTAGGAGCAAGAACTTGTGTGAAGTATGTCATTTCCGTATCTGATATTGCACCTTTAGTAAGATTTATGAATCCTAATGCAACACTTCCAGACGCAGCCTTAAATGCTTCTTGGTTGGAAACGTCTTGACCAAATACTTTTCCTGCTTGCATAAGTACATCTTGTGCAAATCCTGTCTCAACTCCCTTATTAAGAAGATCTGAAATCTCATTAATTTTTGAAAGCTGAGATGCCGCCTGTGCCGCTTCGTCTTTAATTATAAGCAAAGACTTATCAATTGCAGATTCACGTTGTTGTTGGGGAGCATCTCCAGTGTTTACACTTACAAGTGATCCACCAGCAGGTTTAAATCCAAAAGGCGGTGGAGGTGCTGGTTCTTTTGGTTGAAGAACACCATCATCAACAGTATATGTTTTTCCTTGATATGTTGCGGTTTTTCTATCAGTAGAAAGCACCGTTTCATTTGCAGGTAAAATAATGCCTTCCACTGTTGGAATATCAAGCGGTGGAGGATTGTCAATTGGTAATGCATCTTCAGGCGGAGTAATATTTTTTGTTACGCCAGTTGTAGTATTAAGAAGCATTGGTATAGTGCCAGCAACACCACCATTTTTAGTTCCAATTTCAATAACTTTATTTTGTTCGTTTGTTGGTAATCCTTTAAATATTGCTTCTAAATAAGCTTTACTATTTGATCCTCTTCCTGATTGAATTAAATCTGTTGCTGTTGCTACTTGTTCTGGGGTCAGCCTTTCACCTAATGATTGAAACAATCCAACAGAAGTTGATATATCTTGTTGGTTTTGTTGACCTAGTTGATTTTGTTCAGATGTATCTTGCCTTTTGTACCTACCTTCCTGTACGTTAAGCTCCCTAGTTTTAAGACCAAACTCCCTATTTTTATTTGACTGTCCTATTGCAAGTTCAATAAGCCCAGGGGTAGCACTAGCGGAAGCAAAGCGATCATTTAAAGAAATGTTCTCATCACGGAGATTATCTAAAATTGGTGCAAATGCGCCTTGTAACTCTGGATACAACTTGATTGCTGCATCAATTTGCGTGGAACTTTGCTTTAGTACCTTCTTCTTGTCGTTCTGGTCTTTAAAGTAATCAGTCGCAGTATTTGCAATGGTCTGCCCTAGCCCAGCAATTGCGTTAGCGTTGGTGTTCGCTGCGTTTACAAACCCAGAGTAGTCCTGTCTGAACAGGCTGGGGTCAATTGATGCTCCTAATAGTGCCATAATATTATCCAACTCCAATTTTTTTCATTCCAAGTCCAAAAAGTGAACCTCCACCAGTAAGCGGTGCAGATAATGCAGCACCACCAAGTTGACCGAAAGCACTCATGATCCCAGCGTTTTGTTGTGCTTGCATCTGTGCGTTGGCTTG